TGTGGTAGCAGTCATAACCACATTGGCCACACCACTTAGAATGTCTAGATCATTGCCTGCATCTTCAATGCGTAGTTTGTATTTGCCCTGAACATAAGGCATATATGCACGGAAGCCCATTAACAATGTTTTGACATTGGCAAATATGGTTTGACCAGTGTTTAGAACATAGTTACAGGTTAGGATAGGACCTGCAAAACTCTGTCCATTAACATAGGTCACAGTGGTATTACATTTATTGGCTGCTTTGACCCACGATGACCAATCAATGTCGTCATTGACAAGACCTTTACCATATCTTGGATTGCGTAGATAGTCTAACAGTATTTCTGCTGGATTGGTTGAATAACGCACAGGTGCTGATTCATAGGCATAGGTGCTGGCAACGGAATCCAATGCGGCAATACGACGACCCATTAGACATACTTGAACTTTGGGAATGCCACCTGTGAATGGATTGTTTTCACTGTCTTGAGGAGTCTTAATTTCTTTCCATTCATAACGAACTGCCAATGTGGCCAAGCCATTAAAATTCATTTGGTTAGTAAAACTAGGCGACTCAGCAAAGATGTTAGTTTTAAGATATTGTCCAACAGGACTGGCACTAGGGTTGGCGTAATAGACACCTGGATTCCAAATCATTCGAACACGGCCGCCATATCTGTTTGTGGCTGACCCTGGACCTGGAACATCAACTACCTGTCCAGCATTGAGACTGGCAGTTAGATTAACTGGCAATTGCCAATCGTCAATAAACACTTCACGAAGTCCTTCTACAATGCCTTCTGAGAAAACATAGACCACATATAGAAATTTGTTATTGGAACTGCCTGTTTCAGCAAATGTGGTAACACCCGCTAATTTACGATAGCCATACACAACGGGAATTTGTTCATCACTGCCTTCACGAGGTATTAACACACCCTGCTGTTCTCTTGCCATTGACGCCGCATCTGGCATTGAGGGCATTCCACCCAACAGGCCCATAAACGGTTGTGCAATAAAACTAACCACTGAAGCCACTACATTGACAACTGCCTTGACAACTGATGAAACTACATTGACAACTGCCTTGACAACACCACTAACAGCATTACCAACAGCCTTAAAGACTTTAGACATTCGTCAACTCCTTGTTCATCCAAACACCTGGCTTGAAGTCAAAGTGTTCGTATAGTTTTTGTGTGCGTTCTGGATTGATACCAATGTCACCACCTGTGATGTTCTGTGCTTTGATGGTTCGTGCCCACTCCTCAAATTTTGCCATTAATTGACGGAAATTGTCCATATTTTTGTGTGAATCCAGCATAAAAATGAAGGCAATATTGGCGTCTATGATTTCAGTGTTCCAAGGGCATTCTGAAGCATAGCCTGCAATGAATCCAACCACACGACTGCCTTCATAGGCATTGAACCAACAATGGTCCCACTTAGTAGCAAAGTTTTTGATTGTCTTCATCACTGAATTCTCATCATACTCATCTGCAATGCGAGGCAAACTCTCAATGGCTTCATCACGATAGTATTCAAAGCATATGATGGTGCTGTCAAATTCTGAGGGTTGCATTTTTCTAATGATCATAGACGACCCCATTTAAATTCTGTTTGCCCTACCCAACCTGCTTTGTCAAAACACATATCGCCTTTAACTCCTTGATAGAACCAATTTGACCAATTGTTGCTTTTTCTTCCTGCTGTTCTTTCAAAGTCTGCAAATAGACTAGAACAGTCAATGGTAATCTGACAGCTCTTCTCACTTTCAACAACGGCAAAATTATAGATGATGCCATCAAACATTAAGATTGGACTTGCGGCTAATTGTAGGTCACTGCCACCACCTGCACCAAAGTTTAAGAATGCCTTGTAGATGCACACACGCTTGCCTTCAATCTCATTGTTCATAAGATAACTGGCATAGGTGGCATTGATACCGCTGAGAAATATTGAGAACTTGCCCACAGAAACTTGGAAGTCTTCTGTAAGACTGCTGAATCCAAGAAAGTCACCTTGTGCTTGATAGACATTAGCACCAGCAGTGGGTGCAGTATTTGTATCAAATGACAAATCACTACCACCACTGCATAGATACAAAGGTATGCTGGCACCTGCAGGAGTTTTAAGATGTAGTTCTACACAATCTATGGCAATGGTATGATCACGATAATATTCATCACGATTGGCTGTTTGACTAAAGTCTTTCATCTACCAAACTTCCCTCATCGCCACTGACATTGATGTAATGCCGCCAACGCCTGTGTCATATTCCTGCACATCTTCTGAACAAATAGCAGTGAATGGCACGGCTGTAATTGTGAGGTTAGTTGAACTTGGAACTGCGGCTACTAACGGGCAGGTAAAGAATAGTGTGGCTGTGCCTCCACTATTTGAAGTGCAAGGGCTCACACACATATAGACCTTAGAGTGATTATTGAACTTGAAATAGTCACCTGCTGCCAATACTGTTTTGGTATTGCCACAGTTGGTTAATGATACCTGCTTGGCACCAACGGCTGCTGTGGCACTGGTTCTCACTGTGGTTGAAGGTGGATTAGTTGATTTTGAATATGATATCTTAGGCAGTATGATTTCAAAACTAAATGTCTGTCCCAATGTCTGTCCTAGAAAACCATTTACAGTTCCTGCATCAATGGCTTCCATCTGTGGATATTTTACTTCCCAAGTGTAGAAACTTACACCAAGACTCACACGACGCATCTTACCACTGAATGACATAGATGTCTGTGCCGGCGTCACTGTCTTGAAGTTTACACTGGTGAAACTTGGGTATGTTGGGTATTGACTACCTGTAATGTCAGCCATTATACAATGCTCCTCTGTCCTCGTTCTAACATAGCGTCAGAAATAATTTGTTGGATAACACCTTTACGGCTTGATAACAATTGATCAAATCCTTGTGTGTCATTTGCCACGATAGTAAAATTTATGTTAGTTGGAGCACCGCCACCCAGGTCCTGGTTGCGTGTAATGCTGCCGGTGGTGTTAGGTGTGAATAGTTCTGGACCATTTTCACCAACCATATAAGGTGTTCCACCCATAACTGGTCCGCCTAGTTGGCGTCCTGAATACTGTTGATTCTTGATTGCTGCCACATTGGCAAAGCCTGCGGCAACGATGGTTGCGGCTGCGGCAAAGCCTAGTGCTGGTCCAATGAATGGGATCAAACTCATTGCGGCAAATGCCTGAGTGGCTGCTTGGTAAGTTGATATGATGGTCTGTGCAATGGCCACTGCCTTCTGTGCTTCAAATGCTTTCTTGTTGTTCTTGCCTGCTTGTTCTAAGAAGCCACTCAACATTGACAATCCGCCTTGGATACCAACGATTCCGCCCTGCACAACCATTTGGCTCTGTTGCATTGTGGTTTTTGCCACATTAAGAATGGTAGCATCTGTGACACCAGCCATCTTCAAGTTGGTTTCAAATGCTGACAAACGAATGTCGTTCATCTTCTGTTGGTGTTCATATTCCAACTTTTGTAGTATCTGATTCTTTTGATCTGCTGCCAAGACTTCTGAATTTGCAATAGCGGCTTTTTCAGTCTGATACTGTTGTTCTGCTGACAGTCTTGGATCCAGTCTGCTCATTGCCCCAGTGGCTGTGTTTATTTGATCTACTCTAGTTTGAGGTATTGCAGAACCTGTGGCCAATGCTCTTTGCTGTTCCAATGCCACTGCTTCTTTCAGTGCTTGATTGTTTTTAACATTGGCACGAACTGCGGCTTCCATTTCAGCAGTGAATAGACTACCATACTTGAGTCTTTCTTTTTCTACTGCCACACTTTGTTCACGCAGATCTAGATCTTTGATAGTGAGTGCTGTGATTTCAATCTGACTAGACTTTAACTGTTGGCTGTAATCGTTTAGAGCCTTGACCTGAATGCCTTCTTGTATGGCTGCTTGAACTTTGTTCTTGTTGGCTTCATAGGTCTGCTTGCCCACTGATAGTCTATAACTTTCTAGTTGAGCAGTTACCTGTTGAACACCAAGGTCTTGTATTCTTGCAGTAGTGGTATCACTTTGCAATTTGTTAAGCATCTCATTGGTAGAGATTTCATCTTTCTTGGCCTGTATCTTTTGATAGAGAACAGTTAGTTCAGTCTTTTGATTTTCAGTCATACCATACTCTAACTGTTTGTTCACAGTGAGTAGTTGTTTCTGAATGTCTAATTCTTTGCTGGTAGCACCTTGTAAGGCTGCTTCTGCTTTTAGGTCTCTTAGAATTTCTGCATACTTGTCGCCAATGCCACTTAGTTGACCAGCAGTGGCAGTGGTAGTGGCTTGGGCACCTTGTAGTGCCTTGTCTAATTTCTTGGCACCTTCAGTGGCCTTAGGCAATGCCTTGGCTTTGTTGTCAAAGTCATCTAGGGCTTTTGAGTAGGCTTCGAATGGATTTTCACCACGGATCAAGGCCATTAGACCTGCAC